CAGACGGTTCCATGAGCAAGCCTCTGGCTGAAGCTCAATTGGCAATGATCGGACTCGCACAAAAGAACATCGACGCAATTATCGCAGACGCATCCGATGGCGTTGTTGATAATCCTTTGCCAGCCGAAGAGGAGGCAGCCAATGTCTAAGAAAGGCAAGCTACCACCAATCAAGTCTAACGCACTTGCCATGCGTTCGGTGTCTGTTCAATCGGCAACAGCGGACGCAACGAAGCGTTCTGTTAGCGTTGTCACGGCAACCGAGAATCCAATCGATCGATGGGACGAGTCGCGGCAAATGGTAGTCGCTGAAGTTCTAGAGATGGACGGAATGACGCTGCGATCCGGTGCAACTCAGATACCGATCGTCGATAGCCACGACACAACTACAGTTCGTAACGTACTCGGCAGTCTCCGCAATTTAACCATCACTGGAGACGAGTTCGGTGGTACAGCTTATTTCGCAAGCGACGAGGACAGCCAAACCGCATACGGCAAGCTACTCGAAGGCCACATTACAGACTTCTCAATTACCGCACAACCTGACGAGGTTTTAGAGCTTCGTTCTGGTCAATCTTACACGACATCACGAGGGACTGAGGTTATCGGGCCTGCGAATGTCATCACGAAATGGACCGCACTCGATGCGAGCCTAGTGGCTACTGGGGCCGATTCACGATCGACAGTGCGTCGGTCTTACACCGATTTGAAGCAAAGGAAAAGAACGATGGACCCTGCGTTGTTGGAGCAATTGAAAGCAATGGGACTTCCTGAAGGAATGGAAGATCCGAACCAGGTTCTAGCTTGGGTTGTTGGCAAACTTGGAAAGCCAGCCGAAGAAATCGAATCTATGGTTCAGGAAGACAAGCCAGTGGAACCAGTCGTTGAGCAGATGGAAGGCGAGCCCAAAGAAGAGGTCAAGCCAGTTATCGAACAGATGAACGAAGAGGAAAAGAAACCAATTGAAGCATCCGCTCGATCGGTTACCGAAGGACAAATCAAACGAGCTTTGGCAGACGACCAAAAGCGACGAAGTGAAATTCAAGCAACGTGCAAACTTGCGAAAGTAGAACGCGCTTTCGCTGATGAATTGTGCGACGCAGGCGTTAGCGTCGAGGAAGCCAAACAAAGGATCATCCGAAAAATGGCAACAGAACCGTTGGGACGTTCGGCAGAGGGTGATTCGATTCGCGTCACTCGTTCCGCTGATGACAAGTATTTTGAGGCAGCTCGTGACGGATTGTTGATGCGTGCACAAACAGCATCTAGAGTAAAACGAACTCTGCACACAGGCAAAGCAGTTGATGGAGCTGAAGACTTCAGCCGCATGAGCTTGCTTCGTATGGCAGAAAACTTCATGCGTCGCGCTGGTGTCAATACCGATCGAGTTAGCTCACCGGAAATTGCACGGGCAGCTATTGGTGATCCAAAGGCACTTGCACGAATGAACATTCAGCGAAGCGATCCAGCGTATCACACGACTGGGACATTTGCGAACCTGATGCTTGACGCAGCAAACAAGACGCTGTTGGCAGGCTACGAAGAGGCTCCATACACTTGGAATCTCTGGGCTCGACAAGCTGGTTCAGTTGATGATTTCAAAGCTATCAACCGTATTCGGTTCAGCGAGTCACCAGACTTAGAGCACGTTCCGGAAAACAGTACATACCCTGAAGGTGTGATGACTGATTCTCGCGAATCGTACAAGGTTGAAAAGTTTGGTAAGACTTTCTCCGTGACATGGGAAACGGTTGTCAACGACGACTTGGACGCAATCAGCCGCATTCCTGCAATGCACGGAAACGCAGCACGCCGCATCCAAAACAAAAAGGTGTACGAAGTCCTAACCAGCAACCCAACGATGGGCGACGGGTTCAGCTTGTTTTCGTCTTCTCACGTTTCCGGTGACAACACTCAGGGTGCAGGTGCTCCAGCGGTTGCAACGCTCAACACAGCTTTCGTGAAGATGATGTTGCAAAAAGGACTCAACAGCCAAACGGTTCTGAGTGTCGTTCCACGATACCTGATCGTTCCTGTTGCATTGTCAGCAACTGCTTTGGAACTGTTTAGCTCGTTGAGCTATAACGCAGCCAACAACAACGAAGGAGTCAGAAACATTTACGGTCCTGGTGGCGAACGTTCCTTGACTCCAATTATCGAACCAGTTCTTGATGGTTCGAGTTCAGCCGCATGGTACTTGGCCGCAGATCCTGGTCAGATCGATACCGTCGAACTGTCCTTCTTGTCCGGTGAAGAGTCTCCAGTTTTGGAGAACGAGTGGGACTTCGACAAAGACTGCTACAAGTACAAGATTCGTCAAACGTTCGGCGTTAAAGCGATCGATTGGCGTGGTTTGTTGCGAGCGGGCGTCTAGTCGCTGGCTTGATCTAAAACAGTTTGCCGGTTCTGTCAAAACCGGCTTTTTGCAGTACGCAACGTAGCGGAATGCGATGACCGTTGTTTCAAAATGAAAGATAAATCAAATGGCTGGTATTCAAGATTTTCAGTCTTACGAAGACGACTTCCACGGCACTTCCGCGACGTTTCCAACGTCGGCAGATCCCGCGACTCCATGGCTCGTAGTTGACGCGTCAGCGGCTGGTACTCCGACTTACACTCGCGGAACCAATGTTGCGGCATTAACGCTTGCGGCAACGAGTGAAGTTGAGAATGTTTGCTTGGCTCACGGTGACGCTTTGGCATTCGATATCGACGACTTGCTAAACATCGAAATGAGAGTTCGGCTAGGTGTCACCATGACTACCGGCACGGAACTCGTTTTTGGTGTTGGTTCAGCACGGGCCGACACCACCGACAGCGTTGCAGCAAACGCATGGTTCAAGATGGTTGGTGCAAACTCGACGACGCTTGTTTATGTCGAATCCGACGACGGAGTTCGTGACAATGACGATATCTCCACAGGTGCAACACTTGGAACAACGTTCAAGAAGTTCTTCATCGACTTCAGCAACAAGCGAGATGTCAAGTTTTACATTGATGGACAGCGTGTTGCAGCGGCAACAACGTTTGACATGAGCGGTTATAGCTCAGGCTTGCAACCGATCGTTCAGATCCAAAAAGCTGCAAACACTAACGTTAATTCAGTAATTCTTGATTACGTGAAAATCAACGGGCGAAGAAGCTAACCCGATGACGCTACACGACGTTATTCAATCCGATGCGAGCCTGGTGTTTTGCAACGTCTCCGATTTCGCAGAGACTGCAACCTACATCACTCGCGACGGCTTGCGACGTTGTGTAGACGTTGTTGTTGAACGGCAAAACTTACAACTGCCAGGCGAATACGGTGGCAGTGTAACACCAGTTTTTATCGTGCATGTAGCCAATACTTGCACGCGAGGAATCAGTTCCGAGGAACTGAATCTAGGTGGTGATTCGATCGAGTTAGCGATACGAGTCGGTGAGGAAGTTAGCGAACGTTCGATCGTTCAGCTAATGGATCACGACGAAGGAATGTTGGTGTTAGAGTGCCGCTAGGTCAGTTACCAATCGTCGAGAAGATCGCAGTCGAACTAAAGCGACGGCTTGACCTGTTGGCTGATGCATCGAACACAACCTACAACACCAAAGTAAATGAGGTTATCCGGCCAAGTCGGTTGGAGAGCTATACACCAAAGGATATGCAGATCGTCTTGACGACTGCGGCAATTGCACCAGTACCAGAGTTGATGTGCCCAGGAAATCCACCAGCCGTGGCAAAACGAATCACTTTCAACATCCATTGCAACGTCATGAACGATGAGAAGGTTATCGAGCCAATCGATTCCATCGTTCACATGTTCGCTGCTGACGTTGAACAAGTAGTTGCGTCTGAACCGCTTTGGCATAACTTTGATGAAAATGCCATCAACGCTTATTTTCTTCCGCACGTTAGGCATAGCACATCTGGCGGTATTGATGGAGTTAACGTCCCTATAGAAATAGTTTATCGCACTGCCGAAAACGATCCTTATGAGGTGCGGTAATGATCGGTCTGACATTTACAGATAACGTTACCAAAAAACTTTCCAACATAGCTGAAAAGTTAGGAACTGTTATCTCTGGTGGAGTCAACGAAGCAGGAAGTCAAGCTATTGATCTCACCGAACAAAACGTTCGCGACATGATCGCAATCGATCAAATGGAAATACGGTCAGCGTTCTCACGACGTGATTCGTCCGTTGCAAACATGGAATGCCAAGTTCAAATCGACGCAAGGCACACGACTGACTTAAACGCTTTCGCAATTCGACAAACAAATCAAGGCGTTGAGGTAAAGGTATATCGATTCCAACCTCCTGTTCTTTACCTAGACACATTTGGTCCAAATCAAAAACGTCTACCAAAAGGTATCTATCGCAGGATTTCAAGAAGTCGATTTCCTATAGAGCGAATTAAGAGCATACAGATTTTCGGGGAAGAGCCGGTAAAAAAGAAGATCAAAGAACAACAACCAAAAATACGCGAATTGGCCATGACATCCTTGGACAAGAACGTAAGCAACCTAATTAAATCCAGTTAGTAATAAGGACAAGCAACAATGCCATTTCTCCGAAAAAACGTAGTGTTCGCAGCGTCAATTGAAGCGACAATCGGAACAGCCGAAACTATTGACGCTACCGATGCCGTTTTCAACGTTCGAAACTTCGAGCTACAAAATGAAACAGAAATGGAAGAGGTGCAAGGCCAAGGTGGGTTTGGGCGCTTGCCTTCCGTCCCTGGTCCGTACAGAGCAACCGCTACGTTTCGCACTGACTGCGGATACGATGGAACCAACATCGGAAACTGGGCTACTGTTTTGTTCCCAGCTTGCGGGGTTGTAAACGCTGCTGGAGTTTTCACACCTAGAGGCGAGTCACCAGGTACAAATGTCAAGACGTTAACGATTGCGAGATATTGCGACGGCAAGCGACGTTTGATGTACGGGGCAATGGGTACATTCCAATGGTACTTTCCGACCGGAGAACAGTCCTACATCGATTGGACGTTTACGGGAGTATGGGGAGGTGAAACAACCACAGCCATGATTGCACCGAACTATCCAAACTCAGAAACTCCACTTCGTGCATCTGGTGGAGCGACTACCTACGGAGGAGTGAACTTCTGCTCTGCCGCTTGCACGTTTGATTTAGGAAACGTAATCGAGCCAATCCACTGCAACAACGGCAACAAGGTACAGGGCTTTGATTACTTCATGGCAGTGGACCGCAACCCAAAAATCACAACTGATCCTCTGTCTGTATTCGTCGCAACTCAGGATCGTTACGGAAACTTTTTCGCTGGCACGGAAGCCGCTTTTTCTCTTTCGATTGCCGCACCTTCATCCTCGGCTATTACTTTAGCAGCACCGAAGGCACAAATTATTAGGATTGCAGAAGGTGATCGAGGAATGATGGCAATGGACGACATGGAATTGCAGTGCAACAAAAACGTTGACGCAATCGATCAAGAATTTTCAATCACGTTCTCATAACTCAACTTGCAATAATGATTATCAAAAACATCGACGGGACAGATTTTAACTTTGAACCGAAGCGGCTTCGGCTTGGTCCGTTCGAAAGCCTTATGGTTTGCGTTGAAGCAATCCAGGAATCAACCAAGAAGTCGGAAACAATTCGACACGTTTCGGAAGCGATGAAGCTTTGCGTAGACAACTACGATCCAGAAACCACTGACTTGGATCTAGGTGCTTGCATGGAAATAATCGCAGCCACAGCGAATATCAATAGGGTAAGCGTAGACGAAAGAAAAAAATCCGAATAGCGGTGCTGAAACACTGTGGAGAGTTGTGTCGAGGCTGCAAAAACAAATGCTTTGACCCTCCCACAGAATCGACACCGCTTGAACTCCAGTGCTGGAATTGCGAAGGCGAAGGATGCGAGCATTGCGAAAACGGATACCACCGAATAACGCAATGCCCGATGCAGTACATAGGAACAAAGACGATACGGCAAATAAATCTGATTGTGCACGCAATCAAAAACACGCTACCCAGTGAAGGTGGCTTGCTAGATCAGGATGCTAAATTCGTCCACGCATGGCAAGCGTTCGAATCAGACAAGCAAATTATAGACGCAGAAAGGATGTCTAAAAAGAATGGCAGATAGAATAGACATCGTTATTGCAGCTCAGGATAAAGCCACTGAGATCATCAATTCCGTAAATCAGCAGACTTCTATCCTCGCTGGAACTCTTGGGCTCGTAGCTGCCGCGTCTGGTGCGTTAGCCGGGTTTGCAGCCACAAAAGAGTTTGTCGAGCTAGAGAAGGCATCTAGAAGGCTAGATCCTGCACTAAGAGACCTTGCGCGAGCAATGGAGATCGGAACGAACACCGACGAGAAAACCATTCTCGGATTGATGAAGGACGTACAAAGGCAGGGTTTTGCGACGGAGCAAATAGACGACGCAGCAAAGGCCGCACTTGGTTTGTCGGAAGTGATGGGAGTTTCGCTTTCCGAAGGATTGTCAAAAGTTAAGCAAGCCGCAGAGGGTAACTTTGCAGCTTTCGAATATCTAATACCGAATATCAATCAGCTTGTTTCTTCAGAGGAAAAACTTGCGGCAGTGTCCAAGTTAGCTTCGCAGGGATTGCAAGAAAAATCGGATACGGCCAACAGTGCAACCTCTGTTTTTGATCGCATGAATATTCAGATGGGTAATCTCGCTGCAACCGTTGGAGAGATTATTGAACCGTTTCGGCAGTTTGCTTACGAAGGCATTGCGACTGTTGCGGAGCTACTTAACCAAGCACTCACTCCAGCAATAGACGACTTTGAAAAGAACTTTTCTGGCATGGGTGATTCGGTTGCGTCATGGTCTACATGGATGACCGAAACGCTAGTCGCTGGTTTTACTTTGGTGGAAGTTACACTTCTGAATATCAGTTCTGTTTCGGAAATGGTGGGCGCGTCTATTGTTCTTTCCCTTGAACAAATGCGTTCCCAATTCGAGCACATTTTTACGGTAGCCATCCCCGCGTATGCATCGTGGTTTGCCGACAACTTTATAAACATCCTCAGCGATATCGGGGGCATGACGATTGCGGTTTTTTCAAACCTCGGTACGTCCATTGGTGAAATAATGGCCGGTGTCTGGAACTACGTTTCAAGCGGGTTTAGTGCTGATGCATACGAACAATTGATGTTTGAAGTCGGACGAGCTGCACAGCGTGGGATGCTGGACGGGTTTGAGCCAGTGACAAAAGCCTTGCCAGACATTGGAGAACGTGCTGTCTCTGAGTTTGAAAAAACACTGCAAGGAATGGTCGATACCACTGCTGATTCATTGCTTGGTGAGTTTGATACGAAATTCAACGAGCGAATTGCAGCAATAAGCGGAAAAGGAAAAACACCTTTTGATGTAGACGTAAATCTAAACGCAAAAGGGGCAGCTTTATCTAGCCTCAATTCTAACGTCAATGTTCTGCAGTCTACGGAATCAAGATTGCTGGTTCGCGGTGCTACAGACGATCCTCTTTTGAAGATATCTCAACAGCAATACCAAGTCCTGCAAGACATTCTCAACGCGACGGTAAGACGCGAACAAATTACTTTTGAGGCGGTGAACTAATGCCAGTCCAGCCAGCCATAAAAATGTGGAGCCGAACAGGATCGTCAGCAGATGCTACTGATAACTTTCGGAAGCTCAAAGCCGGATTCACCGAAGCCTACCAAGTTATTCATGATCCTTGGTCTACGGAATTCGATATTTACTCCGCACAAGGTTTGCCGTATGTCGGCCAGCCTTTTCCAGGCACTGATTTTGTCCTTGCAAAGCGTGGTGGCATTCAGAAAGTCGGTCCTGTCCTTTCAATCGTAACGATCAACTATGAAGGAGAAGTAGCACCACTTACAAGTGGAGGACAGCCTAGCAATTCCCCGCTCAACACTCCGCCGTTGATCGACTGGAGCGATGTCGAGACTGAAGAGGAAATTGATGAGGACTTTGACGGAAACCCAATCATAACCGCGTGTGGCGAACCTATTGCAGGAGTCAAAACACGTGTCGTTGACGATGTGGTAACCATCCAGAGAAACTTTTTAGCTGTAAACCTCTACGCAAGAGCTGCCTATCGTCGAGCCACTAACTCAGACACGTTTCTAGGTTGGCCGCCAGGCACAGCAAAGGTAATGCAGTTGAATTTGAAAAATGTGATTGCCGATCCTGAATCGGGACGAGGTTACTGGCAGGGAACGCTTAAAGTCCAATTTCGATATCCCTATCGAACGACTCCAGAACGTGCGTGGTGGGCTAGAGTGCGGCACGAAGGATTTTACGAGCGAGTCCGAGTTGAAGGACCACCAGACCAAAACGGAAATTATCCTTTTGAGGTTGTCAGGGCGGTAGACAAAAACAAACAACCAGTCTCAAAACCTGTTCTTCTAGATCAAACGGGAAGGCGAGTTACAGACGCAAATCTTACATTCTGGCGTGAGTTTCGACGCTACGGATCACTACCATTTAATGCACTAGGATTTATCTGACGATGGCAGCACTATCACAAACACCGGCAAACGTAGCTATCGGTTCAAGCGGAACTAGAGTCCGCGTAGTTCAAGCTGGTGAAAGCATAACACAGGGACAACCTGTTTACCTGAATTCCAGCGACAGTAAGCATTATCGAGCAGATGCAAACGCATCGGCAACCACAGCGAAAGCTATCGGAATAGCAATGAGCCCAGCATCCACCAACGGATTTTTCATTATGCAAGAGGGATCTGGAGGATTGGTTAATCTCGGAGCAACCTTAGTGGTCGGTGAAACCTATTGCGTTGGAGCAACAGCCGGGCAAGTCAATCCGATCGGTGATCTGACCACCGGAGATTATCCTTGCATTCTTGGAACAGCAACAACGACTGCACTGATTCAGACTCTGTATTCATACACGGGCGTTCCTAAATAAACCATGACTCGAATTGGTGCGTTCAATCCAGATCAAGCACAACGAGTGTGGGCTGCAACTTTAGCCCATGAGCGTGGAAGGCCAGCACGTCCCAATGATCAGCTATTCAACGAGCAAGAGCCAATCCTAGTACGTAACACAAGTGGTCACACAATCCCACCGTTCGGGTTAATGCTGCCAAAAACCTGCTTCGATCAACCATCGAGCTACAACTATATCGATGTTGTTCGCCCGTTCGACTACGACGCAAACTTGTCTATCGTTCTAGTCAACGGATTCAAGGAGATCCCAGACAACGAATTTGGTACAGCACAAAATGGACCAGTATTTAGAGTTACGCACGATGACGCGATAACCTACAACGTCGGAGATCGTCTCGGATGCGTCAATTCTTCTTTTTTCGCTGGTTTAGGTCCATTGTTTCGTGTCCTCGGAGAGGACGACATAGCAGACAATTGCTTGCGAGTTATGTCAGACTTTTCCATCATGATGGGTCAATCGATCCTTCCGATCGCAGACGGTGCGAGCGGCGTGATACGACGCAGAGTCCTCGGTTCCGGTGGCTGGACAACGGACACCAGCAAAAGCTATCCAGCACGTAACGATACAGGTACGTCAATCGATGCCGCAAGCCGTTTGATCGCTATGCCATGTGACGGGATTTTCTCCATAGTGCAGGTATGCTAAATGGGGAAAATTGGCAAATGCTGCTGCGTCGAGGGCGAATGCTGCCTCTGCGATCCCGCTTGGGATTTTGAATCCTGGTCTGTCTCTTTGCTTGGCAAGACGTTTAGCGGGACGTTCATACCAGCCGAAAAGCCTGATCCGTTCACTCCAGAAAACGGTTGCCAGTCGCGAGTCGCTGGGCACTGTATCGTTGATCCACCAGAGGTGATTTTAGACTGCATCGAGGAAAGCGATTGGTCTGCTCCTAGCTTCGTTTCAATGAGCGGCAGCCCGCCCGGTTTTTTTTCTACTCCACCTTGCTATCTCGCATGCCCGCAGTGCTTTTGCAACGATGCCACCAACACCTCTCAGCAATACGACGAAGCATGTTTAAAGGAAGGTTTAATCAATTGGCAGTTTTCAAACAAAGGGGTGACCCACTCTAGAGCCTGGCAGCAGCAAGCGTACTACGGTGTGGGTCAGATGCTTTGCTGCGATGAACCATCCAACTCAGTGCGTTTTATCTTCGACTTTTACTACCACGTATCACGCTTCGCAGCCGTCTCATCGCAAGCGTTCCGGAGATTTCGATCGGTCACATACGACTGCATTTATCCATCCGGGCAAACTGTTGTTGATCCAACCTCGACAGCAGTTTACGGCAGTTGGATACAACCCGTTTCGATTTCCTCTAAACCTCCTTGCTTGCCGTGCGAATGGACACAATCCGATTTTTTCGGCAACTGTCCAACGCTTGAATCGAATTGCTCACCCTGTCCAGAAACAGGATGCACGGATGAGGTCGTTACCTATACGATGGAATGGATCTACATAACGTGTCAGTTCATCGGATTTATCGACACCGACGACAATGGGATTTGTCCGATCCCTGACGAGGATGATGACGACAATCGTTACATCTATTATGGTGAGACGACGATGAATGCCTACGTTGGATCGAACACGAACTACTGCTCAGAAGCTCTCGATAGCTTTGGAGAGAACTGCATCATCAGCCCAATGTCCGCAGTGATCGAGCACCGATTCATCAGCGACTGCATACCATGTGACGAACTCACCTGCAACGTAACACTAGACCGAGTTACAGGCAGCTCGCTCGGAAGTCCATTAGAGGAATGCCGATTTGACGAGGATGAGGATTGTAGTTGTGGGCCGATCCCGCCACTCTGCAAAACGATACCGGCATCAATCACGATGGTTCTTAACCCGTGCCCAAGTGATCCAGAAGGAGCGTTCGTTCCGTTCCCACCGACCTACGTCAGACTCCAGACGTTCGCACCAATCCTTCGGACGATTGCGGCTACAGGAAACACGTCACTAACGATCTCGACATTCGCACCAACTATATTCCTCCATGCGATCGCAACACCGACAGCAGGGACGCTAACGCTGGCGGTTTACGAAGCAGATGTTATTGTGCCGCAGACGATAACACCAACCACGGCATCACTGACTCTGACGACGTTTGAAGCCTTGTTAGCGACTCCGATCGTCGCAACACCTGCAACGCTCACCAACTTGCTGTCTAGTTTCGTCCCGACAATCGTTACACCGCAGACGCTTGTACCGACGACTCTTGGGTTGGTTATCTCGACGTTTAATCCATTGGCGCAGACACCTATCGTGGTGACACCGCCACCATTGCAATTGGTAATCGATACCGAAACAACCTGCGAGTTGATTCTTACGACCTATCCACCGGAAGTACTGACTGATCCCTGCGTTCCTACGGTGTCTATTGTGAAGAGCGTTACGCCCAACCCGATTACTCTTGGTGGAGTTGCTTCATGGACGATTACAATTACTAACACATCCAATTGCGAGGTGCCAGCCGGAATAGAAGTTAGCGACCAACTTCCGGACGAGACGGACATCCTCTACGTGACAGGATCGCTATACGGCGGATCGTCAAACGACGCTTCCGCAGCACCAGTGTTAAACTGGACGCTACCAGCAATAGCGGCAGGTGATTCCGTTGTGCTTGGCTACGATACCGACACGCTTGACACCGGAACATTTACCAACTTGGCAACCATCGACGCAGGAACAGGCATAGGACAATCGGACAGCGAAAGCCTAACCGTAAACTGACGTAAAACAGAAGTAACTTGGGACGATGCCACCAAGTTATGGAATTGGAACACCGAGCATCATCACACGGAGCAATAAATCATGGCAGCAGGATCTTGGACATTTACAAACGGTGGACGAACCAGTCTTCTCGATGGTACGTTCGATATCAATTCCGACACTTGGAAGATGGCTCTATTCCTCTCCACGTCCAACATCAGCGCATCTAGCACGACCTACGCAGGCTTGACCAACGAGCACGCAAACGCAAACGGGTACGCAACCGGAGGAAACGCGATCACGTTGACTCTATCCGGGACGACAACCGTAACCGTCGATATCTCAACCGATCCAGTTTGGACTGCTTCAGGTGGTTCTATCGTTGCACGTTTTGCAGTGATCTACGAGGTGAGCGGGAACGTTCTGTGCTACTGCTTGCTTGACAACACACCAGCAGACGTAACAGCAACATCCGGTAACACCCTGACCGTTGCAGCTCATGCCAGCGGGGTGTTCACGTTGTCATAATGCACGCCGCCACCTTTGCAGATATCGAAGCACGACTCAACACGCCTGGCTCGACTTCGCACGTCGTTTACCGAAAAGAGAGAGTTCAGCTAACGCCACGCGCTACCGAGGATCTGTTTCGACGACAGCGAGCCCACTGGGAAAAGCTGCACACGCAAACCTTTGACGCGATAACGTTCGCGGAGTGGGTAGCTTCCATCCCCGGTTGTGCTACCTGCAAACGCGACTTTCTTGAACTGATAAAAATCAACCCGCCGCGCTTCGACGACTGGTGGAAATGGGGCTGGGAGATCCATAATGCGGTATCTCGCAAGCTGAATAAAACGGAGTTCACTTGGGCTGAGTTTGAAGAGAAGTATCCTCAAGAATATTCTTAACGACTATCTGAATCAGCCATTCGATACTCCAATAAAGTGTTGATGGTTAGAGCACCTGAGAAGCTACAACTTCTCGGGTGTTCGCATTCTATCATGGTGTTTAATTGGAGTCAATTTCGTGACTTGGCTAAAGAGTAAACGTCAATTTTAAACTCGGTAAGCCTGAGATAACTTTCGAAAAAGCCTGCGAATTGTGGGTTTATACCAAAGTTAGCCCAGTTATTGAAAACCGATAAATTCCGAAATTCTTTTCCTAAAGCTGTTGACTTGTTTCTGTTTACGCGACAGCACATAATAGAAGCATGAGCACGATAAACAAAAATTGGGTAACGGTAAAAGAGGCTGCGGAAGTCATTGGATGTTCTGGTGGTCACGTTCGCCACTTGATCGATGACGGCAAACTTGTTGCTAAAAAGTTTGGAAACTGCTGGGCTGTCGAACGAAAAGCAGCGGAGAAAGTATCGAAAACTCCAGCAAAAACAGGTCGTCCTAGGAAAGTTCAAAAAAACTAGGTAACCCCTATTGCACGTTTCCGCGAGCTTGCGTAAAGTATTCGGCAGTGACAGACAGCCGCTTGGTTGACTGTAATGGAGAAACAACTTTTGAGTGCATGCCGAGTTTCGGCAACGGTAAGCACAGATCGGAATCTATTCGCATGGAAACATTCGAAGCAACTATTATTGCGAAGGGTGCGCCGGTGAAAACCTCGGACGGGCATCGCGTAATGTGTGCGATTGCTGTTTCTAGGGATTACGGGCTAGTTAGGTTTTACCCTCTTGATGTGCTCGATGAAGTTCGAGTCTGGTCGCAAATTGAAGTCGTTGCTAGACGTTCGAACAAAGATAACCGCAGGGAGTCTTGGCGGGTTACGAAAAGCGTACACATCTCTGATATCAAAGATAGAGATGCTCGAATCGATTTGCTTGACGCTTGCGTTTTGCATAGCGGCACGAAAGACCCGATCAAGTATCAGAACGAAAATCAAGCAAGCATCTGCGTAGTGAAACCGCATGGATATGTTGGCGTGGCATTGGAACCTAGGGATAAAGACGACCATTGCGTACACGATCCAGAAGAGACATGGGTTTACACGCAAGACGAGATGCCGTTCAAGCCGTACATAACATGGACTAGCGTGCAAGAAGGAAAGCACAAGAGCCATGTTGTGGCTCAGGAAGTCTACGTTGGAATGCTTAACAATTCTTCTAGCCCGATGCGTGTTTTCGAAAACATGCGAGTGGGTGATCCCGACTATCAGCATTGGTTGGTACTCGGCAATTTGAAAGACAGACGCAACGTGTGGGTTGTTCCGCATCTGCATCGTTTTAAAAAAACGGATATGCGTACTCGTTCAAGCTTGCTGACATCCAATGGAAGCGGAGACGCATGGCCCTACTTAACGCAAGAGGCAATCAATGCGAAAGATGCGGGTCCGCAAATGATGTTACCATTCATCACATCATTTACCGAATAGAGGCTCAGCCGTGGGAATACGAAGACGACGAGTTAGTTGTGTTGTGCAGGAGGTGCCACAAAGATGAACATGCAATTCCATGAGATTGCAAACGTTTGGCCGTTACTCGATGACGACAAATTGCAAGAGCTTGCTGCTGACATTCGTGCTAACGGATTGGTGAATCCGATTTGGACCTATGAAGGCAAGGTGCTAGACGGCAGGAACAGATACAAGGCTTGCTTGCTTGCAAACGTTACTCCGAAGTTCAACGAATACAAAGGCGATGAGCCTACCGCGTTTGCTGTGTCGATGAACGACAAGCGTAGGCACATGAACAAGGGGCAGCTTGGTGCGATTGGCGCAGAGCTTGAACCGTACTTTGCTAAGGATGCGAAGCGAAGGCAGGCGGCGGCAATTAAGGAGCGGGACGAAAAAGGTAGAGCCAAGCCAGTTGTGGAAAAAATTCCACAACTGGTGGATTCAAAACCTAAAGAATCCAACGCTAAAGAGCAGGCTATTAAAGATCAGTACGTAGCTGGAAAGTCTATCGAGAAAGCGGCAAACGCAAGGCAAGAAGCCGCCAAGTCAGTTGGCGTAAACGATCGTTACGTTCAAGATGCCAAGAAGGTTAAGCAAGAAGCACCTGAGGTATTCGAGAAGCTAAAGGCTGGCAAGATCACAATGCAGGATGCCAAGCGGGAAGTCGCCAAGAAGCCAACAGACGATTGGCGTAAAGACGAACGCGACAGGCAAGTACTTGCTAAGCAAGGCAAAGCAGTCGTTGCGAATCAGAGCCAAGATAAGAACTTGATCTCATGGGCAGAGAGTCAAGGGTTAATGGTGCGGATTGATCGCTCTAGCAAGTACGGAAATCCATTCGTAATGGGCCAAGATGGTGACAGGGATTTTGTTTGCGATGCATTTGAAAAGCACTACTTGCCGCACAAGCAATCGATAAAGAACGACTTTGAAAAGTTGCAAGGTAAGGTTCTCGTGTGCCATTGCTATCCTGAACGATGCCACGGTGATGTACTTTGCAAGAAGGCTAACGCATCATGAGCTACACAGATCTCCCCCTATTCGCCTACGCACGCTCCTGCGATCCAGAAACGAGCCGTGAATCCGCAGTCGAGACAAAGCTAGTCGCCACAGGCTTACGCTTAGTCTTCGTCCATCAGGTCCGAGAACACGGACCCTGCACAGCAAACGAAGCAGTCGAGTCTTTTGAGAATAACCATTACGCAGAGTCGGTTCGCAAGCGTGCTGGCGAGTGCGAGAAGCTAGGTTTAGTGCGAGTCATCGGGACTCGTGCTTGCAAGGTAACAGGTAGATCAGCACAAGTTTATGAGGTAATTGAATGAGCACAACAACAGAACAAAACCCCACCACAAATCAAAACGTGGAGGCAATACGTCTTGCAGTCGAGGTCGTCTGCTTGATGCGACGATTCGGCTACAAGGTGAAGGATGGCACGGTGCTGGAAGTGATCGAGCTGTGCAGCAAGGTGGCAGATGAGGATTTACCGTAGTTAGTCATTGATGCGTAGAACGCTTTGATTCAATCAATTTTTATTTTACTAAAGGATTAATATATGCACGTAAATTACTCAGAGATTATTTCTAACATTGCGACCAGTAGTTGGGGCAGTGATTATTCATCAAAGGAACAAGCTGAAAAAGAATTGTTAAACGATAAGCAGGCGTTAGGTGCGTTTGCGGCAGTAGAGTTATTGCGTCGCCTAGAGTGCTTAGCGTCATCGCTTAGGGGAAAGAAAGCAGAACGCAATGACCCAAGAGTATACACGCCGGACGAAACCGCAGTTTTCCCAGACGTAAAGGTTGGAGACCGTCTTTTCGAATACAGCCTGGAGGAAGGCATATCCGAGTTTGTTGTGGTCGCCAAAAACGACGAAAATCATTGCATGATGGTTGCAGTCGATGATTTTGATCTAAAGTTAGGACCACAAACTAGACTCGCAGACGAAGACACAAGGACCACTCCAGATGAGGCAATGCTTTTTGGTGCAGAAAAAGTGATTGCATATTGGGGCGGAGAGGTCGATTTTGCAAGAAAACTAATAGACACGGCGAAGAAAAAGCAGCCACTAGAGTCTTTTCGCGATGGATTCGACGCGTAGTTATGGATCGTTGATGGCTGATTTCGGCAGTGGCGAAATGGATAAACGCGGGTCAGCGAAAATTAAGCTGCCCTGGAACGCAGGACGACCAGTGATGGCCCCAAAGAGTAAGCGTTCTCTGTCGGTTCGACTCCGACCTGCCGATTGGTTTTAAGTTTGATGGATTCTAAAAAACATGGAGTGTTTATGTTAGTTTTGAGCAGGAAAAAGGATGAGTCAATTCGCATTGGAAGCGACATCGTTATCACGATTATTGAAATACGCGGGGACAAGGTACGTCTTGGCTTTGCAGCACCCAAGGACGTTTCGATTCATCGTCAGGAAGTTTACGAGAAAATCATTCAGTTTGCAGAGGAGAAAATCGCATCGTGAATGTTATCGAAATGGAAACACACATCCGCTGGATGATTCGCTCTGATCTCGATTGCGTCGTGGCGATCGAGAAGGATGTATTCGATCACCACTGGAGCCGCGAGGAGTTTCTTATCGCACTTCGTCAATCGAACTGCGCTGCAATGGTGGCAGAACGCAACGGCGAAGTTGTAGGCTACATGGTCTACGAGCTGCATAGAGACAGAATCGAATTGATAAACTTTGCAGTACGTCCTAGATCGCAACGGCTCGGCGTTGGTGCTGCTTTGATCGAACGATTGAAGTCGAAACTAGACCCGCAGAAACGGAGCAAGATCGTATGCGAACTACGTGAAAGGAACCTTGATGGTCAGCTATTTTTTCGACAGGCTGGTTTCATTTGTGTCTCGATTCTTCACGGTTGGTATGCTGTCGAAGAAGAGTCCGTTGCGTATCGAATGGAGTTCAATTCAAGAGGAATTCGAAATGGCTAATCTCTACGTTAAGGTGAAGATCACTTGGTTCTTTCAAACGTCTCCCGCTTCTTTTTCGTTCTATGCCGATCCGAATTGCGATGCATTTACGAGTGGCAGATTCGACGATTCGCGAACGCACTACGCGGTGGTGGAGATCGTCGGCAATGAAGCGTTGACTCTATCCAAACTCAAAGCGGATCTGGCGGAAACGTTTCGTCATCGAGCTGTCGTCTGGGATGTGAAGCCGATTCGAAAGTATGAGTACCTGGAGGGGATCGAAAGGCTGAAGGAAGAGGAGTGCAGGGCGTGACAGGAGGACAGCAGAAACGTTGTGGACCGAAAAATGGCACAAAGAATCCACGACTCCAAGAAGCTCGCAGGCTACGCAGCAAAGGCAAGACGGACGCTGACCTGCTAGCACTAGGCTACACACGCAACGAGATCGCACGCAGCTTTGTGCCGAACTCAGTAGCGAAGCATGGGCGATGTAGAGCTAATGGATGTTGGGCGATACTGAACGAAGATCGTGTTTGTATGGCTTGCGAGCTTGTAGCAAAGATAAAACGTGAAGGGCTTCAAGAGCCTGAAGTCTACGAACCAGTGAAGAAAGGAAGACCTCCAATCGTGAGGCCGCTCAACATGGATCATCCCGCAATTATCAGGAGTAAGAATTAATGAACAGACAAGCACGATTAGAAGGATCGGAGCGATGGACAAGTTATGGAGCTTCTTCCTTTTTTTACGCGATCAAAGAGGAGGCAATACGTGCTTCGAAACGCAACAGCCTGTGTGAAGCTACATGGGTGATTGAATGCAGGGACGAAACGGAACCAGAAACAATCGATACGTTTGAAGTTCAAACGTCGATCCACGCTGAAGTTTTGAATCCACGAAAGGGTGATGTATGAATTTGATAGTACCGGAAAATCTAGACCTGTCGAAGCTGGAAGTAGCCAGCGTCGATCTGAGTCAACAGTATTGGACACCGGAAAAAGTCGGTGAGAAGAGACGCATGTTTTTCAGTTGCGTCCAGGAACGTATCGTTCTGGATCAGAAGACGGGTGAGGATATCTTGCTTCCTTGTGCGGTGTTTGTCGAGCCGATCGATGGCGAGGTGAGAACAGTAGTCAACGGTTCAAAGCGGTTGGTTGCGGTGTTTGAGAACAACGAGATTGCACCGAATACTCCTGTGCAGATCACATACAAGGGGAAGAAGAAGAATCGGACGAACGGCAATATGTCTGATGACTGGTCTGTGGTGACTTTGAAATAAGGAGGTGAAGAATGATTGATTTAGAATCAATGAAGGAAGACGTTGCTATCGTTGATCGAGACGAAGCAGCTCGCGAAGAATGGTTAATGAAACGTGCTGGCAAGATTACTTGTAGTCGCTTCGGTGATCTCATGGGAGAAGGCAGGGAGAAGGGTGCGGCGTTCACCCAGACGGGTTACAACTACCTTCGTTTGCTGGTAGCTGAGTCGCTTGGTTCGTGGTATTCGATTTCGGCTAGTGCGACGAAGTGGGGTACAGAAAACGAACCGTTAGCGATCGACGAATACCGTGCGAGAACTGGCCATGAAGTCGATTCAAGACCGTTCCAGTACTTTCACTACAACGCTTGGATTGGTGGAACTCCTGATGGGTTAGTCGGTGAAGACGGGTGTATTGAAGTCAAATGTCCCTACGATCCAAGCGTGCACATCAAGACGCTACTTGGCCGAGAAGTGCCAAAGGAATACGACTGGCAGACGGTGGGGCATCTGTTAGTGACTGGCCGCAAGTGGTGCGACTTTGTTAGCTATGATCCTAGGATGCAAGCACCGCAAAACTTAGTCGTGATTCGTGTCGAACGGAGCGAGCCGAGGATTGAGTTTTTGAAGTCTAGATTAATGCTGGCTATAACCGTGCTGGATGAGATGTTCGTTGCAGCCACGAAACAAGCCGAGGGCGTCGGAGCGTCTTGAAACGGGACGCGAAACGCTGGTGAGCACTAGAGCCGCAGGTCTTCATTGCCGCAATCGGTGCAGCAGGGAGGCTGTATCTCAGAGGAAGAGCCGTCCCTGCAATGGAGCGTGATTGGATCTCGGCACATAGAGGGCTGCAAGCTCCGTTGCCGATTGGGTTCGATTCCCAACCGCTCGCTTGGTACGAACACCCAGGATAACCCAGTGCGAGGAGGAAAGTAACAATGGCAGAAGGCACTAACGAGCACTTGGGTTTATCCGATTGTTCGTCGGCTTTTACCTACGATGAGGTCATGGCATTGATTCGTCGAAAGCAAAAGTTTTTCGAGGACAGGTGGAAGCGAGCCAACAGCGAAACAGAAGACATGTTTATGGGAATGCACGCTGCATGTGGGTTTTTCATTGCAGAGTTTGCGGCGTTAGCCTCTGAGAAACAGAAGAAGCGGCTTACGGAAAAAGGAATTTTGAGGGAGCAACCGCCGCAGTCGTGATGCGGCACAACGGTTGGAGGTGTTGGATGAAACGCTGGTATCCGTTACGACAGGCTCTGCCAGCGATTTTTTAGTACGGCTAACGTCAGCGATAACCCTGCGACGGGTGTCAAATCGTAAACGAAGAAATGGACAAACAATATGAACGCAATACAAGAAGCAATCGAGACAGTTAAGCAATGGCAATCTAGAGATCCACAAATCCAATTCCTGGACGGTCACAGCATGAGTGGAGCCGAAGCATGGCGTGCATGCCTGCGTAAGGTTCGCGACATGCTGGAGAGCGTTTGCAGAAATCATTGCATCGCAGAACTAGCAAAGGCAATGGACGACATGGCAGACACTATGGACGACCTGCACGACGAACTAGACGACTACGACAAAGGATCTGGCAAAAGTCGACAACTGTATTTGTTGCTGCGGACAATGCACGAGACGTTGAGCAAGTCCGCATAACGCTACCGATAATCGAGCCCGAAAGGAAAAACTATGACTAAACTAGAAAACTCCGATGAGGGCTTCGATTCATCGGATTGTTCGTCGTCCTCTCCGCTGGAAGTGTTGATCGACACAGGCGGCGAGGATGTTCACCATCCATATTCAGCGTTTAACCAGGGGTTCGACGCGCAGGCAAAAGGATACCCGAAAAGCTGCAACCCGTATGCACCCAGTGCGAAGTCGGAACGGTTTGGGGAATCATGGTGGTGGGATCTCGGATGGGATGAAGCAAAAGACCAAGACGGATTGATCGATTACGGCAGCAACGCCGGTATTCGTTGCGACACAGACGATGGGCCATGCGCTTGTGGTGCGTGGCATTAGGTACGGCGAACGCTCGGATTCACCGAGAGGAAAAAGGTAAACACGATGAGCGAGACGAATGAGGCTTCGGTGGAATCCGTTGTTCACACGCCTGGACCGTGGAAACGCTACGAAGGGTACGGAGTTGATTTTCGTCGGCCCGTTATAACAGATGCTATACCGGATCGCGACGGACAGTGCTTTGCGAACTGCATTTGCTACGTCGCAACGACAAATGGAGATTGGGACGCGAACGCAAAACTAATTGCGGCCGCACCTGATTTGCTTGAGGCGTTGATCTATATGCGGCGAACGATGTACAGCGACACATCAGAGGAAAGCATCAAAGCAGACGCAGCCATTGCCAAAGCGTTAGGCAAGGTCGTGTGAACGCTTTGATTCAGGAAGCCGCAACCGCTACTGCTTCCACTGCGAATCGATTCGATAGCGGCTTTCCTGCAATCAATTGTTAGGGCTTTGCGATGAAGTTGACGTTGACCGAAGATGAAAAAAGACAAGTACAGGATTGTGTTCGCCGCGTCCTCACAGGTGAGAAGAAATGGGATGCACCAGAATTGCATTTTCCATCAATGGCGATCATTCGGGCAGTTGCCGAAATAGACGGAATTGTTGACACAGAAGACTTTCGCACTAACGGTTGGCAGTGGGACTGGTGGCAAGATTTTGAGTTTAAAGGAACGCGATTCACGTTGAGCGGATCAGGTGCGTATGGTGGTCATGCGTTTTTCGTCGCAGATGAGCAATAGCCCTAACAAATAATCTATTGAGTTCCATATAACGCTTTGATTCATCGAGTCCCCGCTCGGTGATTAACCATCAATAAACGCGTCGACGGGGACTTCGATGCAATCAATTGTTATCGGGCTTTAGTATGTTTCAGAATATGGTCAGAGTCCCAAAGAAGTTTGAACAGATGTTGATAGACAGCGCAGAGCAGGAACTAGGGACGCCGTGCTCAAATGTGGAAATAGCAGAAGCCCTACACGTTGCGAGTCTGTGGGCACCAGACAATCAGGTGGTAAAGGTGATTCGAAGATTGGCATTTGAGCGAGACAAATTACGGGAGCATTCCGAGAAAACGACAGAATAAAATATTCTGGATTATTTTGATTTAGGTATTGCCGCAATCAAGACCGATGATATACTTTAGGCATGGCAAGCGAATGACGCGGGCCAAAACGAAACCTAAACCGGAGACAAGAAAATGACGTTCACAAAAGGCCAAATCGTTAAAGGCAAAGTTGCTGGCAAGTTTGTTGTAGTAAAGTGCGAGTTCAGCAAAGTTCACAACAGCGAAGTGGTAACGGTAAATCAAATCAGTCCAGAAGGATTGGTTTCGCGAAGCAAGATGAAGTTTCCAGTAGATGTTCTGGTGGCAGAATGAACCACGGTGGAAAACGAGACAACGCGGGGCGAAAGCCCCGCGAAGATGGCAAAGGGCGAACCGTCCCGAAGTCAATCAAGGTTAGCCAAGAGGTAGCAGATTACCTTGCGGAAAACGGAACGGGTCTGATTGAAGATGCGATCCGCAAAACCAAGGCGTTCAAGGATTGGTCTAAGTCCCGATAACGCTTGGGATCATCGAGCCCCAAAGGAAAAACTATGAACAATCAAACGGACGTTGCAGGGGCTTCGATGCATCCCATTGTTACCCATCTTTTCCCCGAAATGGCATTAGACGTGGAGGAGGAAAGCGATGTTGTGTTTACACCGATTGACGTTGCCAAGGATGTCGTCCAATGGTTCCAGCCATACGGAAAGGTTCTCGATCCATGCAAGGGCAATGGAGCATTTCTGCAGTTCATGCCTGGTGCGGATTGGTGCGAGATTCGAGAAGGTCGCGATTTTTTCGCGTGGACGGAACAAGTCGATTGGATTGTGAGCAATCCACCATACTCGATTTTCAGCAAGTTCATGCGGCACTCGATGACGGTCGCAAGGAACATCGTGTACGTCATTCCAGTCAACAAGGTTTACAACTCGGATCGAACGATGCGAGAGATATGGGATTGGGGAGGCGTGCCAGAGATTCACGTAATCGGGCCGGGAGCGGCATTGAAGTTTCCAATCGGTTTTTGCATCGGTGCGGTGCATTTCCAAAGAGGCTACAGAGGATCCACACAAGTGACATTTCGCGAAAGAGAGAAGCCATGAACGAGGATTTAACGAAAGCAACGCATTCGATGATGTTTGCGGTGGGAAGTCTGCAGGACGCCCTGAAGCGTGCCAACCCAGTCGAGGCACTATTGCTGTTGGATCTGATCGAAACGGCGGCAAAAGTCCAGCAACGTATCGAATCGCTGGCGGCGGCGATCGAGTCCAAGTAAGTATGGGTAACGACTAAATTCATCGAGTGGCCGCGATGAACTAACCATTAAAGAAAACGCATGTCGGCCACTTCGATGCAATTTTTTGTTCGTCGTCCTTTGGAGATAAACGTGAGCGCAGAAGATTGCATTTTATACCGCAAGATCGGTAATGATTGGTGCGTCCTCGGATACGGTTTTACATTCGCGGAAGCGGAGTTAGGAGATTACGAATTTCGAAAAGCGTCAACAGTTGTCAAGTTCGAGGAATTGTTTACGCATCTCGAAAGGCTCAATGCTAAATACGTCACAGAGTTTGGCATTTGCTACGCTGGCGAGTTCATTTCGGATGTTCCGCCAGAAGTGCCGCAAGAGCATCGCGTCTTGTGTTGCATCCCTGATAGTGAACGTGACGATTAGGTACGACGAACGACACACATCACCGAGTCCCCGCCGGTGATGCAACCATTTCCAAAACATGCGTTGTCGGGGACTTCGGTGCATGTGATTGTTATTTGTCTTTTTTGGAGTAATTATGGCATCACAAGCTATTAGTATTAAGTGCGACAGTTCGCCTTTTGTCTTATTTACCAAACTTCTTGATGGTCGCCTCAAGGTCGGCGAGAGAACGCTCGACTTTAGCGATCTCTGTTTTGAATTGTTTCGCATCGAGAGTGATTTCAGTTCCGCAGGCACAGGCGAACTTGTTGTGCGTCTTTATCCATCCGATGGTTTTCTTCGTTTTGCGACGACAGTTCTCGCAGGGGATTTCGATCTCGCTTTTGTCGAGTAGGTTTTTCACGTCTTGCAATCCTTTGTGTTTGTGAGCATTGAGACAAATAACAAATAATCTATTGAGTTCCATATATCACGGTGTTATGTGGAATTTACCATAACACGCCAAAACAACCGGATATGTTGAATCAACAACCACTAGAGGGGCTGTTAAGGTAGCACGATGCCACGAATTAGGACGATCAAGCCGGAGTTTTGGACGAACGAGCAATTGGCATTATTGTCTTTGCACGCGCGTTTGTTAGCGATTGCGTTGCTGAATTTTTCAGACGACGAAGGATACTTTTTGGGGAATGCTTCGTTGGTTCGAGCTTCGTGTTTTCCATTCGAGGATTGTTCCAAGAACGTTCTTGGAAGCCTCCAAGAGCTTTCCCGCGTAGGTTATATCGAGGTGCGGGAGTGTTCGGGAAAGACGGTTGGGAAGGTGGTAAAGTTCCGCGAGCACCAGCGCATCGATAAACCGCAAACGTCCAAGCTGATGCCACTGTTCCATTCTGTCGCACCTGCAAAAACACAGGAAAACGACAGCGAAAAATCAGATTCCAAGAACATTCCAGGAACGTTCCAAGAATCTTCCGGGAAGACTATACGCCTGGAACAGGGAAAGGAACAGGGAAAGGGAACAGGGAATAGAGAGAGAGAAGACGCGAACCAAGAATTTGAAACTGCGTGGACTCGGTGGAAACTCCACTCTCTGGACAAAGGGAAATCGATCAACGGGATCTCTGAGGAAACGCAACTGATGCAACTGGCTCAGGCTTATCCGGAGGTGGCAGATCGGATTGCGGCAATCGAGTATGCGATTCTGAAGAACTGGGCAAACGTGAATTTGGGTGGGGATCATAATCGGCCTCCACCGGAGACGAGATCGAACGGACGCAGGCAGAAAACGACTTTTGAGGAGGTGGGGCTATGACGATCGAAGAAGCGAATAGCTTTTTACGGGAAGCGTTTATTGCGTTCCCTGGGGTGCTGCAGTGGGTGAAGGATAACTCACCAGATCCGAAGCAAACGTTGCAGCTTTGGGCAAAGAACCTAGAACGGATTTCAACAGCAGAAGCGATCAGCGTTCTGAACAGGTGGAACGCAAACGAGATCCCGCCACCGTCAGGCTATCAACGTGAATTATTTATCAACCATGTGATCGCGGTGGTTCAGAAAGATCGATCGAAGAATTATGCAGCTCGGCACCGTGAAGAGGTTTTCGAACAGCTTAACCTGAAGCAGCCGAAGGGGAACTACAACGCAGTTTGTGGTCCGTTTATGAAAGATGTGCTAGGACTCAAAGCAAGTTATGATTTAGGACAGATCAGCTTTGAAGAACTTACGAAGCAGGTCGAGGAACGGAAACAACAAGCGATGGACTCGGTGAAATGAAACGCAGCAAGAAAGGATTCTATGGAACGGCTTCAATCCTTAACGATCACGATTCCCGGGAAGCTTCCGACATGGAACGCACTGTTGGCTATGAATCGCTGGCGACGAGCGGAAGTACGGCATTCGATTCACTTGTTAGTATTCGAATCCATTCGTACCGAATCCGTCTGGCGGACGTTGACGGGATCAGTGGAAAGGCAGTCCTTGACGGATTGGTGCTTGCCAAAATTATCGCAGACGACACCACGAAGGAAGTCAAGGAAGTCTTGTTCAGTCAAACCAAGGTCAAGAATAAGACGGAAGAAAAAGTAGTCGTGACAGTCGAGAGGGTGGAGCAAAAATTGAATCCTGGTTGTTAATTACGGGGGACGCGGCAAGTGCCGGGTGACACCGGAAAAGTGAGCAAGGCCAGCAGTCAACTGGCTGTCAAAAGACTATGCAGTGTGCGAATCCTGCCGTCCCCATTAAGTCAGGCGAACGACTGTCATCATCGAGTCCGCACCAGTTGATTTACCATCAGGAAACGGCTCAAGGCGGACTTCGATGCATGACTTTGTTCCCCGTTCCGACGCTCCAAAAGATTTTCCAGAATAATTCCCAGAAAGTGTGTGTAGAGTTCTTGCCCCAGTCGATAAGTGTGTGTATAGTAATCGCATCACGGCAACGATAACCACAAACAAGGAAACGAAAAATGGCCTGGAATATCCAATACGAAAACGACAGCTACCCAACGATCAAAGTTTTCGGAAGCCGAGAAAAGGCAGAAGAGACAGCAAAGAAGCGAAATAAGTACAACGAAAGCTACACGATCACCGAAGCCCCAAAACAAAACTACGAAATCGAAATGGAGCAAGCGATTGAAGAAGTCAAAAAGTACGGCTAAGGCTGGCGGCGAAAAGCCGGGGGGCAACCCCCGGCGAAAACGCCGGTCGTTCAAGGAAAAACAAAACTGGATTCTCGAAAGATTGGACCGTGAATGGGAGCGGATTTTGAGAACAACCGTTTCAGGTCACTATCCGCCAGACATTTCGTCTCAGAACGAGGAGGACGAAGAGGCATGGCATCAAGAATTTGGAGGCTATCGAAAGTGGTATTTAATGGGACACCATGTTTCTCCAGATTTCGCAAGAACGCTTCGCAGGATGTGGGAGAACGGGATTTTGTATAGATCGACCGGAGGAAATCAAGGAGCAAGAGAAGGCGGATACGCGATGAAAACGTACTACGTTTCGTATCGATCCAAAAGACACCACCACGAAGCAAAAGTATTGAGAGGCGAAGCGTGACAAACGAGCGCAAAAACATTACGCAACCTTCCGATTGGTGGGTTGCATTTGAGGAAGCAGCGAAAGCCGAAGGCTTGACGCTTGCAGCTTGGCTAGGCGAAGCCGCCAAAGCGAAGCTGCCGCCGAAGGTGGCGAAGAAGCTGACGGAAAGACCGCCAGCAAACCGCCCACCGAAGGCGAAAGACTAGATACGGGGAACGCTACGGTTCATCGAGCCGCCAAGGAAAAACTATGCAAAACCAAACCAACGTGACAGGCGGCTTCGATGCAACCGTTTGTTCCACGGCCATCAAGCATTCAAAGGTTGATGTTCGTGTTATCGGCGATCATCCACACAGCGGGAAATCCGGTTGGATTCCTCTCCGCAATGGAGAGCCAGAGACGATCAATATGTTCGGTCGTCTCATGGCCAAGATTGAGTTTCCAGACGGTACTGGATGCTACGCAGAGATGCGTCATTTTTCTATTTACAAGGACCAAAGAAAGTGAAAGACGAAGAATACATCGCGAGAGCGATTGAAGGATGCGTAGTTGGCAACGGGTCAAAACAGATTTCGTTGCTAGTCGAAGAGTTGGGGCGAATTGTCGCCGAAGTCAAATACGTTCGCAGTCAATCGTTTTGCCCAGACATGGGCGAGTTTTCGCGTGGATACCAAACGGCGTGCGATGAGATCCTGGAACGGTGCAAACCGTACAGGAGAATCCAAGCGGGCAGGATGACGATTGAGCATCTGGCAAAGCGGCTCGCGGACGTCGAGCGTTGGGTTGAGCAACGTAGCGGCATTAGTGAAAACGCGAGTTTACACAACGAAGCGTGCGACAGCGAAAAACGGTCGCATTAGGTCCGTGTGAACAATTTATTAACCTGCACCGCGCAGTTTTAACACGCAAAATCAAGGAGGTAGCATGAACAACTGGATATCGATAGCTGACAAACTACCACCCATCAACGAACCCGTTCTATTTTGTTGCCTCGAAGAGTGGGGCCAATTCGGTGACGTGGATTTAGGTTGGTTCGAAGGACACGAAACGCAAGGTGAAGCCATCGCAATGGAGACATCATCTGACGGGTGGTATCCGTGCACGCATTGGATGGAACTGCCTTTAGTTCCGGAAGTGCCATGACTAGAAATATCTTCGACGAGATCCGTCTGAAGCAGCACGACGAGGACTACGAGCCTCGACGGGAAGGACTGCCGACTGGTGCCAAAGCTGGCTCGCTGGAAAAGCTATTCGTCATCGCTGACAGGGTGGAAAAAGGCGAACGGTTATTCCACCCGGGTGATAATCCGATTCTGGCGACGATTGCAGAAGAGGTCGAAAAAGCAAAGTTCATCAATAAGATTTTTCGTGAGAAGCGGCAAGTTCGGGTTGCAAGGAGGAGAAAAGCCAATGGATGAGTTGAAGCTGATCGACACGAAGGAATTGGCCAGGATTTTGGACAAATCACCCAGTACGATCAAGCGTTGGAGACGCGAAGGAAAGCTACCTCCACCTGGGACTGGATTCGCTAAAGATTACTGGACGGTGAAGCAGATTCGGATTTGGTTGGACCAAAAGGGACTATTTGCGACCATGCCTCCAAATAGCGACTAGCTAGCGAATTGCGAAACTGCATGATGAACGGTGGGAAGATTCTTTTTCGATCCACTGGAGCAATGGCATGTACAGTTTTGAACCCAGGTTACCAGTCAACTTTGTTCTTCAGTTGGTGAAGAATCTACGGTCGGGTGACTTCGATCGCGGTGACAATCTGCTTCTCGTCGGTGCTATCTCGGGTGAGATCGGAGCACTTCTGAAAACTGGTTTCGTCATCTCGCTAGGTGCGGAAGACGAACTGCCGTCTACGATCAGCGGATGCATCCATGCACTCGATGCAATTACGACTGAGGATCCGCAAGCTACGGCAATCGATCCTTCGTTGTTGATTCCGATTGTGTTAAAGCTGATTGAGCTGTGGCTAGCTCGTCGAGGTGGCTAAGTGGATTACACAATCCCACCCGATACGATTTACAACAACGACCTGTTCGCGATGGCTCCCAGGCTTTGGCACTGGACTTCTGAGCTAGCCGAGAAGGTCGGAAAGATTGCAACTGGAAAGTCAATTAAGGTTGCTATCGGTGATACTGGCTACACGAAACACGTTGACGGTCCTGAACCAGTCGCTGCGAAGTCGTTCATCTCGGGTCAGTCTGCACTTCGTGACGGAAACGGACATGGCACCCATTGCGCAGGAACAGCACTAGGACGCAATGGAATCGGTGTTGCTCCGCAAGCTGAGCTGATTGTCTTCAAGTGCTTGTCAGATCAAGGTAGTGGGTCATCGACTGGTATCGCAAACGGTATTCGCTGGGCTGCGGAGCAAGGTGCGGACGTTATCAGTCTATCTCTCGGTGGTGGTGGTTCTGATAACGAAACGAACCAGGCTATCGACTACGCTTTCTCGCTTGGGTGCATCGTGAACGCGGCGGCCGGCAATGCAGGCTACAACGGTTCGAATACGATTGGCTGGCCTGCACGATACAACGGTTGTCTATGCTGCGGTGCGTATCAAGCAAGTGGGCAGATTGCGAACTTTTCTTCGGGTGGCAAGGAACTTGACTGGGCTTGTCCTGGGCAGGACATCATCTCGTTCAGCAAGAACGGTAGCGGCTACACTTCGATGAGTGGCACATCGATGGCAACTCCGTTTGGTAGCGGTTTGTTAGCTTGCATCGTGGAAGTGATGCGTCGGCAAGGGAAGTCACAATGGAAGGCTACGGATGCGGTAAGAGCGTTCTTCAAAGCGAATCTCAAAGACGCTGGAGCACCTGGATTTGATCCACGGTTTGGTCATGGCATTCCTGTCGCTGACTCTCTTCTGCAATCTCTTCTTCGTTCGGAACTGGTGCTAGCATGAGAACAATAACCGCATGGCTTTTGTTGTCGGTTGCGTGCTTCGCACAAGTCCAAGCAGTTATCGACGCACCGAGCAAAGCATTGCCAGGAGAATTGGTAGTTCTCAACTCGTCGAAGTCCAAAGGTGACAATCACAAGTGGATTACACCGGAAGGAATCTCCACCGCACAAGCAGGCTGCACGGCGATTGACTCGCAAGTGTTTTTTGCAACGCCGCGAGCTGGTAGCTACACGTTCTACCTGATCGTTAGCGACAAGACGGCAGCGATTGACTACGCCAAGCATACGGTGGTGATTGGTGATTCTGTTCCACCGAAGCCAGATCCAGATGTGCCCCCAAGCAATCCAGGTGAGTTTGCAAAACTGTTCGAGCTAAGTCGAGTCAATAGTCTAAGCCTTAACGATACTGCCACACGAGCAGCGTTAGCAACTGCGTTGAAGAAGATTGTTTCGGACATGCGAGTTATGTGCGACAGAAACGAATGCCCAACGCTACAAGGTGCTCAGTCGGCATTTGTGCATTCAATCGAATCGGTTCTTCTGGCTCGTCCTAGAGGTTCGTCGAGAGACGCAAACTGGGAAGAAGTTTGGAGGATACCTAACGCGAAGTGGATTAACGATGCGAAGCTGCAAACGGTATCGAAATACCTGGACGCATGCGAAGCAATAACGAAAGGATTGCAGTAATGCTGAAAATCATCAACACACTCATTGCCCTAGTCGTACTGGGTACTCTTAGCTACTCGCAGGAAGTCGAATGTCAGAACGGACGCTGTGACGTTGTTCGAAAGGTGGCATCGGTTGCTGTGGCTCCTGTTGTTGTTGCTGCTAACGTCGTTGAGGCTACGACTGAAAACGTGAAGACAGTCGCATGCAAAGTGAAAGAGAAGCGAGTACCTTTACTCCAGAGATTTAGAAAGCTGTGTTGCAAGTGACAGTCGAACAGAACTCGATGACGGGTTGGATGTTGGCGGGTGTCTCTGCGATTATCGCAACGTTGAGTTCTGTTGTCGCATGGCTTTTTAAGCTGCGTGAGAACGAAAACGCAAAACATATTGAAGGACTCAAAAACGAAGTCGCAACGATAAGCCTGAAAGCCGACAAGTGCGAAATCGAACGGGGTGATCTCAAAACGGAGTGTGCTTTGATGCGCGGCAAGATTGAAGTCTTGGAGACAAAGCTAGCGTTTATCGACGTGAACGGCACGAAGTACGCACACAAGGACGACAAGAAATGACAAGCTTTTTTATCCCTCGTGGTCTGAGGATACGAGACAGCGACAGTTCAGCCACCGGGATCGTCTCCACTTTGGTCGTCACCGATGGGACGCTAACGATTACGGACAGTACAGCGACATTGAACGTCCCGAGAATCACATTCGGAACAGCGGCACCCAGCGGCGGAAACGACGGCGACATTTACCTACAACACTCCCCATAAGGAATAAAAAAGAATGGCTATTCAGTTCAATGTTGCGACTCGCAACGCACGGCTTGACACAATCGAATCGACGAACGGAACATCTTGTTCGCTAGAGATTCGTTCGGGAACTGTTCCTGCAAACTGTGCAGCAACACGAACGGGAACGGTCCTTGCGACAATTAACCTTCCTTCGGACTGGATGGCAGCGGCGTCATCGGGTGCAAAAGCAATCGCTGGAACATGGCAAGATTTATCAGCCGATGCCACGGGAACGGCGGGCCACTTTTGCGTATACAACTCGCAAGCTACCAAAGATGGAACGACTTGCTTTATCCAAGGCACAGTTACAGCAACTAGCGGCGGTGGTGACATGGAAGTTTCTTCGACTTCATTCACGGCAGGTCAATCGTTCACGGTCAATACGTTTACCCTGACAGACGGAAACGCTTAACCATGCAGCTAACAACAGCACAGCAAACGACGCTTCGTAACTTCGTTCTAGCCGATCCTGTTTTTTCGGTTCAGCCACAAACTAACAGCGGTGCTCTGTTCATTGCCGAGGCATTGAATCAACCGACAGAACCAGCGTTCATTGTGTGGAGGACATCTGTCTCCGTTGACGAGATTATGCGAAACGGCATGGACTGGGCCAGGGTCGATAACCTTTCAGTTGGTAAAGCTCGAATCTGGGATTGGATGAGTCGTCTTGGTTCGTTCGATGCCAGCAAGCCGAACGTACGAGCGGGTATTGATGCTTGTTGGGTTGGTACAGCGGCAGATTTGGCAGTACGTGCTTCTGTTTACGTCCACTGCAAACGAACAGCTAACGGCGTTGAAAAGCTACTAGCCACAGGCACGGGTAGTAATGCAGTTCCAGCGGTTACTTCAGCCGAAGGAACACTTTCTTACTTAGACGTAGTTCAAGCTATGGGTTGGTTCTACTAATATGCCAAGTAAAGTTTACAGAGCAGTTGAGACTCCAATTGTCTTTCGCGATAGCGGTGGCGACCGTGTTTTGACGCTTCAGAATCTTGGCTTTGGTGCAGGTAGAGTATCGGCACAATATGACAGAGGTTCTGGTAGCCTAGCAGAGTCGCATGAAGTGATTGGAGTCTTTCAGTTTGAAACTGCACCAGCACTTGGTGAGGCTGTTGAGTTGTATTTGTTCCAGTCCGATGGCACCTACATGGACGGAACACTCGGTACGTCAGACGCTGCACTAACAGCCGACAAGAGACGCAACGGAATACTCATCGGTGCTGTGATTGTAGATACGACATCGACAGCTACGGACATCATTGCACGTTTTCAAAACGTACCAATCACTAGCCGATACTATTCCATCGGTGTCTGGAACGCTTCGGCAGGTGACAACTTAGAGAACACAGCCAACGCTTCAAGAGTCATCGTAACTCCAATGCCACCAGAGGCCCAATAACATGCCGGACAACGTAGCCTACACCCCAGGTTCAGGGGCCACGATAGCAGCCGACGACATAGGTGGAGCGCTGTACCAAAGGATCAAGCCAACCATCGGAGAGGATGGTTTCGCAGCTGACGTTAGCTTGTCCAATCCAATGCCAACGGTTGCGAATCAATCTGATGATTTGCTTCGTATGCTTTCTAGGCTCGTCAAGATTCTCGAATGCAATGCTGTTGTAGATTCTTCACAACGGCAGCGTATCCGAATAGATGATATAACCGGTGGCTTAACACTAAGTACGATAAGTGCGGTGACCACGGTCAGCACGGTCAACACTATTGCTTCCGTCACCAATATCGCCGCCCAAACAGCACTTGCCGGTATGGACCGGGAAATGTACATCAACATTGCGAAGAACAC